CGTTACGATTGAAAGAGCCAATTGTCTTCCCACACATCGCAAAGTTCTGATGGTTGAATGATGTCATCGCCCAGATAACAAAAGCTAGACTCATAGAGACAGTCTTACCCGAACGGATAGCGCCATCAGCAATAATGCCTTCTGACTCATGAACTGGAGAGTTCCAAAGCCACCAACTTAGCACCTTATTCTGCTTTCTGCTAAAAGGTTGGAATTCGAATGTACTGGTCTTTATTTTTCTTCTCGCCACGTTTCTTCGACTATCCCTTCTAATGCTTTGATAAAACCATCATCATGAACGTTCTCAGGTTCATTGTCAGGCAGTTTAGATTTCAGAATCTCAATTCTCAATCTCTGCTCCTCTGTAGCAAGGCTTGAGCGAGTCAATTCATCATATGTTTTAATCATATTTCTAAGTTCTGACTGTATTCTTGCAATTGCAGCTAAAGCCTTACCCTGCTTATCCCAAGCAGTGTGAACTTCATAGCTTTCTCCGCCTTTTGCTGTGCTTGCAATAAGCATAGTGGTTGTATCATCAACGTCCTGAACGTACAGAATGCGCTGGGCATGCAAAAGATTAGCATAGGTTAGCTGAATGTTCTCCCAAAGAATATCAATTGGTTGCTTATCTGCCAGTTGCTCGTATATCTCATGCACTCCTTGCGGTAGATACTTAGCAAACAGGCCGTGTTTAAGGGCATTTTGCGAGCCTTTAGGCGCTCCATGACCAACTGCGTTCTTATTCCCTTTGGGTGCACCTCTTGGATTTTTGGGTGCACCCTTTTTTATACGAGTCCAATTGTGCCTACGTTGCCATGATTTGACTGTGTTGATTGAGACATCATGTTTAGTAGCAATGTCTTTGTACTTCATTCCTGCCTCATAGTCTTTGCGTGCTAGTTCGCTTTTTTCCATGCCCTCCTCCCTGATTTGTTTATTTTGTAAATCAAAAAAAGCCACACAATGTGCGACCTTCTTGCAAGACGACTACTACCTTGCGTGTTAATTAGAAATCAATTTTCTGATTTATTTTTTTGTAGTCTTTACAACCTCTGGCGGAATCAAACCGCCTAACTTATAACTTATCCGGAGTATAATTAGTTACGCAACCATGCGAGGTTCAGTCGCCACTGCAACCATTTTAAAGTTAATAAGTAATATGTGAATGCTAAGCCTACTGCCTACCCCATTCTGGGACACAACTACTCAAACGGCGATGCCCGGAATCGAACCGAAGGATTGAAAAACATAGGAGAGAAAACCACTTACCTGTCACCGCCAAAACGAGGCCGAAGCCTCGGAAAAATATAATAAAGTATAAAGGAGACGTCAATTGACCTATCACTTGACAATACTATTTTACCATGTAAAATAAGCCATTTCCTAGCAATTTACTTGCAAATATCTCCCAAAATTTTACGAAAGACAATCAGCTTACCTTTTCGATAGGCTTCCGCAAATTCCAAAGCACCTCTGCTAAGCATGCGGTAGAACTCACTTTCAGAATAGCCTAAGTCCATATAGATAGCCTTGTCTGATAATTGGATTTTCATATCCATGTACTTCTTTGCTATAACCTGCCGAACGTATGGATCCATAATGCAGTTCACAGCTCTCTCGATTTCCAAAACCTCTGCCTCTGCATCCACATGTTCGATAACCATATTCTCAGTAGCTGTGTTCTTACCAGTTAATGTCTTTGGTTCAAATGAGTAGGTCGTTGTGATCTTAGGCAAATACTCAGCGCCTGCCATTCGGACATACGAGCGATAACTCTCTAGAACGTCATATACATTTTTTTTGGTAAATTGCACGTCAACTCTTTTTAATAACCTCACAACATCGCTCCTTTATGATATAATATTTTTATCGGAATATCACAAAGGAGTCAGCTGTGCTGGCTTTTTTATTTTATTCTTTATTCGTAATCACACTACCTGCACCGTTGACAGTGACCCAACCACCACGTTGACCCAACTCATTCCCAAATTGGGACTGAGTTTTTCTATCAAGTAACTTTTTATCCTCCTAAGCTACATCTTCACGTTCAATCAACGGCAGAATGCCATTGTCTTTTAAAATTTCATACAAGAATAGTCTGCCTTTTTGCGTCCAAGTTGTTGTCATATTCATTTTATTTTGGCCGTCTTTACCCTGATAGTCAAATGTGGCGCTGTCTGTGTAATTTTGCCCCATGTATTTCTTATACAAAATCCATTGTCCATTTACATTGCGCTGGATTCCTAGTTCATGTAAGATTTTATTGAACATTTTAGCGCTCATGCCATAATCAGCTGCAATCTGTGTTACTCGGACTGAGCCTTTGCTTTCAATGATGATATCAAGGTAGCGAGCTTGTTTCTGTGCTTCAGCTAGTTCTAACTCAAGTTGCTCAATCTGGCCACTCATCAATTTCATTTGACCGTCAGCCCACTTCAAAGAGCGTGCCATCTGGATAACTGGGTTATTAAATTCTTTTTCAACTTGGATGAAATACTGACGAACTTCTTTTCCTTTTTCTGTTTTTGACATCATGGCAAGGTGTTTAGCTGTATCAATAGATAATGCATAGTCATCTAGATGTTGTACGTTTCCATTTCCACCTTTAACGGGTGTACCTCCAGGTACGCCTGTATAATCGTGACCATCTACAAACCCTTTAATATTTTGTTCAAACCAAGCGCTAAATCTCTTTTTAACTTCTAAAACTTGATGTAATTGTCTTGCGCTGATAACTGGTTCTTGTTTTTCGTTAACTGTGATTGTGATTAAATTATTCATTTTGTTTCCTCTTCTTCTGTAAAAAAGTTAATAATAAAATTGATTAGATCATTAGCAAAAACTGCCATAAAAGTTGCCTGAACATCAAAGAATACTCTCGCCTGTTCCTCTGGAAAATGTTTTCTGACGATTGCAGCTATAAGTGCGTCCCACTTTTCTAACTCCTCAGTCCTTGCTTCTGATCTAAAAGCCATATGTAATTCGTTGATAAAATCTTGATTTTCCATGATTTTCTGTACACAAAAAGCGTACCCTTTCTATAAAAACTGTTGCATGAATAAGGGTACGCATGGTATACTATATGCGTATCCTATTCATTATGAATGGGTGCGAGGTTGCACGAAGTAATCGCTTTGGTCGGTGGAATACTTCGTGCTTTTTTATTCCTCTAAACGTTGAGCAAGCTCTTCAACAGCCTGGATAATCGTATCTGATTTAGAAATTCCTAACTTCATAGAAACATCTGAAATCAAATCAAATTCATCCTCAGTTATTCTGACGGTCATTGATTTATTCCGCTTGCTCTCTCCTTTTAGAGGTCGCCCCATTTTCTTTGCCATAACTATCTAGTAAAATACCAAATAGCCAAGGCAAGGACGGCAATGCCAACAACACCTTGAACTTTTTCTTTCAAGGTCGTCCGCTCAATCGTAATTTCTGCACGCTTGAACTTCTTGTGGTAAAGTACATTATCTTTCATTTGCTTTTTACCTTTCCTTATGCTAGAATGAACTAAACAACAGGGTTTGGGGCTTTCGCCCCTCTCCCATTAGAATTTGATGGTTATCTTAAGGAATTTGAGGTTGAGTTCGATTGTGACCTCTTTCGCTTTGGGAAACCATCTTTTTTTCTTGTCGTGTTTAGCCATCTGCTAAGTCCTTTCTGTTGGATTTGTTAGATTTCTCAACCTTACATAGACTATTATACTATTTGTAACGCATTAAGTCAATACTTTTTGCGTTACTTTTTTATTTTTCAACAAAAAAGTTCTCGCACCCATTCATTATTCAGTTTTCAAAGAACAAAATCATAGCTTATACTTCAAATAACGCTGCTAGTTCCGCTAGTTTTTCAGAACTAGTGTCTAGCTCCTGACTAGCCCAAATTTCAACTGGTGTCATGCCAAATCCTCCTCTTTGACAAACGTGCCGTCAATCCAACGACCTTTTCGGTCTTTGATTTCTTGGTAAGCCAATTCAAAACATTCTTCGAAGCTATAACCAAGGGCATTGCTGATTGATTTTAACCATAGGATTGTACGTATCAGACTTGATTTACAAAAAACTTTAGAAAATGAGTCTTGATAAATCTGAAAATCGCTTATATTTTTACTTAAATGACTAAAACATGTCATTACATCTCTATCATTTCCTGATGTTTCAAAAATCTTATGCACATCTACCTTAATCAGCAAGGCAAGACCGACAATCACGACCGCACAGTCTCCGATGCTGTCCTTTGTCAGTTGCTCATTTTTCTTGAGATAGCCAGCACAGAGTTCACCGAACTCTTCACTCAATTTCAATGACTGCTTGTCTAGTCGTCCACCGTTTTCAAGATCACGGTCAATAAACCATTGTTTTACTTTGTCTATTGTGTTCATGATAACTCCTTTGCTATCGCTGCTATGACATTGACTGTCACGCTATTTCCTGCTTGTTTATATAATTGACTGTTAGAGTTGACCTCTTGCGCTTTGTCAAAAGCCCAGTCTGGAAATCCTTGCAATCTCCAACACTCACGAGGTGTTAGCTTTCTAATTCTAAAATCAGGCTCAATTACTCCTTGACTTTCTCCAGTCAATAAAGTATTTGCTATCTGCTTACCAACTCTACCTCTACGAGTTTTTGAGTTTGGATGAGATAAATTTACACTATCTCCGATTTTTGCTTCAGCGTATCCTTGAGAGGTTGCTTCTTTAATTTTTATCTTCTTCTGTTCACTTTCAATAATGTACGATCCGTTTCCGACTGCGGTATATTTTGCTGTAAGGGTATTGGTTGTAATATTTTCTCTTGGTAACTCATCAACCTGTTTTGCGTTTCTTCCGAAAGGAAAAATGTTTCTGGTACATTCTCCTCTAAGATGTCCGATAATGAACACACGCTCCCGATTTTGGGGGACTCCAAAATTCTTGCTATTAAGTACTTGCCATTCCACATCATACCCCAATTCGTCCAAGGTTCGGATGATGGTTTCAAATGTAGCCCCTCCGTCATGGTTGAGGAGTCCTCTGACGTTCTCAAGGAATAGATATTTAGGTCTGAAAATAGATGCGAACCTACAGATTTCAAAGAACAAAGTTCCTCGTGTATCTTCAAAACCTCGTCTGTTTCCTGCAATTGAGAAAGCTTGGCACGGAAATCCTCCACAGATAATGTCCACACTTCCGATTCCTCGAATAGATTCATCTGATACTGATGTGATGTCATGTAATTCTATTTCTCCTTTCGTATTATGTATAGCTTTATAGCTTGCTCTTGCAAATTTGTCAATTTCACAAAAGCCAATACATTCGTGTCCTGCCAATTCAATTCCCAGACGAAAT